TTGTTTGCATTTTAAGGTTGGCGCAATCAGCATCTTGCAGGTTAAGCATATCAATCGGCAAGTATTTCATGCCGTTATCAAGCAACATGGATTGTCCAGGCTTACTTAGGTCTGTTGGGCGTGAACCCGTCATGCTTGACCACGCTTCCTTAAGCCTTGCCGCAATTTCCTTGTATTTTGTGTCAGGAATTACTTGGTCAGTAACAAACATTCCGCTTGGCTTCGCACCATTGGTCATTATAAAGTTTGCATAAAGGTCAATGTCTTGGTCAAGCGATACTAATTCAACCGCCAATATGCCTTTGTTGAAACCTGCTGAACCTTGCCATGCCGCTTCTTTTAGGTGCATAACTTGATGGGCTTGTAATGGCGCATCTTTGCTAAAACCGTATGATGGCGTTGAAAGCCTGTAAGTTGGGTAACGGGTTGGCGTTATAGTTGCGCTTATAAGCGTGCTATCTAACACATACATTTCCAAAGGTGTTTGTTGGCTGTTTTCTTGGTCTTTACGCCATAGAACAGTAAACACTTCACCCGATAGGTCAAGCCACATACAGAATTGATACCAAAATTCGTATTGGCTTTGAAAGTTATTAGGGGCTTGCAATAATGAAAGAACGGATTTGGCTTTGGCTTTATCGCGTGCCGTTACTTTATCGCTTAATGTTGCATCAACTAATGAACCATCATCGGTTGTTGCCATAATCTTAATGGGTAATTGTGCAAGTGCGCGTGCTTTAACGCCTACGCAAGACATAATGGTTGAATTGCGGCTTAAAACCGACATATCCACCAAGCGACCTGCTTCGTTCGCGCTTGATGTTGTTACATATAATAATTGGCTTGATGATGCGTATTGTTTAGAACCAGCATTGCGAATGACATTGTTTCCAAGGGCGGTTTGCCCAAAAAGCGTATTGCTTTCATTGGCGTTTGTCTGCGGTTTTCTTTTGAATATATCTAGAATTGCCATGTTAATCCCTTATAAACTACGGAAACCGTATGATGATGAAGCCAAGGGATTATCAAGTGAACAATGCATCGCGATAATCAGGGCAATAATGCCATCAACCTTTGCTGATTTATCTGCTTCGTTTTTACGCACCTTGATGTTTCCGTTTACATCTTCATAAACTTCGCAGTTGCCTAACTGCCAACCTACAAATGGGTTGCCATCATGTCTTATGAATTGCGACATTACCAGTTTTTCTATGTGCTTGGATGGGTTACTTAAAACCGCCATTCCTTGCCCAACTTTTTTAACTGGTATGCCAGCATCGTGTAAACGCGCAATTAAAGATGCGGCGTTATAAGCATCATAGCCAACTTCTTTAATGTTGTAAAGCGTTGCTTGACTTTTTATATATTCTGATATTTCACGGTCATCCATTACATTGCCCTCGGTAATGTGCAATATGCCTGACCGAACGGCTTGGTCAAATATATCACGGTAATGTGTAGGCACTAATGCCAACCCATCTTCAGGCAAGAAAAACTTAAATTCTGCAAAATAATCTTCATTGCTGTATCTTTTAAGCGTGCAAACAGCGTTTAAATCGCGCGTGGCGGCAAGGTCAAAGCCTATAAATACTGATTCGGGTTCGCCTTTGTTTTCACCAACGCTATCATCCCAGTATTGTCGGTCAAGCCATGCGCTGTTTGCGGACACATAAACATTAAGTGTTTTGCATAAAAACTCATTTAATGCGGCAGGCTTTAACTTTGCTTGTTCGCACCGTTCAGCAATAGCGTCTTGATAAATGCTAATGCCGTGCATAGGATTAGCCTTTGCCCATGTTGTTGGGTCGCGCCAATCGTCTTGTGGGTCAAGCCCGTATAACAGCCCAAACCAACGCGGATTATCAGCCGCTTCACCATTTAGCATTGCTTCAAACATTTGCATATCTTCATAAAACTTGGTGTCTTTTGAAAACGATGCGGTTGTTATATAAATTCGCAATGGATTGCGGCGTGCCACCATTCCCGAATGAATAACTTCAATGCTGTTTCTATCTACAATTTGTGCGGCTTCATCCACTATGGCGCAACTGGCGTTTTTACCGTCGCCTGATTTTTTATTGTCGCGTGATAAGGCTTTAAACATAGATTGCAAATCATTTGCTTTTTTTATTTCGTATTTGCTTACATCAAACACATTTTTAACTTCAGCAGGCATATTTTCAACAAAACCTTTGGCGGCATCAAAAACAATAGTTGCCTGTTCGCGGTTAGTTGCTAATGTAAACACTTCCGCACCTGCTTCACCAAATTGTAATTCGTAAAGGCTAATTCCTGCGGTAAATGTTGATTTGCCTGCCTTGCGTGGAATAAAAATAATGACATCCGTTACCATCCGCTTTTCATGGTCTTTCTTACTACGGAAACCATAGATGGCGCAAATGGCAAAGATTTGGAAAGGTTCAAGAATTAACGGCTTGCCAGCATCCGCGCCTTTAGTATGTTTAAGCGTGGCAAAAAATTCCAACACATGGTCTACATGGTCAGCAACAAATTCATATTCCCAATGCTTATCTTCAAGTTGATTTAAAAACCGTTGGCAAGCCAGTTTAATTTTATTGCAAACTGGCGTGTTGCCTTTAACAACATTTATTGCGTAAAAAATACCATCTTCTAATTTCATTTTTTAGTAACTTTAACGCCTGCCAATAAACTGCTATAAGTTGTATCACTTGATGTGCCTTTTCTGTCAAACTGGCTTTTAGGGGTTAAACCTAATTCATTCATTAACACAACAATTTTATTAAGTGAATCTTTCATTACGCTAACATAAGGGCTTGCGCCCATTGTTTTGCCATTATTAAATGTTGTAACAATACCGTTTGCTCTAATACCTTTTTTGCATCGTATATACATTGTCATTTGGTCGGCAAGCATTTGTAAAATATGGCGGTGTTGTTCTGCGCCAATAGCATAAGTTTCCCAAAGAAAATCTGATGTTTCTTTAATAAACCTTTTTTCATTCCAATCGTCAGGACTATCAATCCATTCAGAAAACGGTATGCGTTTGCGAACATTTTCAGGCAATAACGAACCTTGATTTAATCCTTTAGTGCCGCGAACAATATGCAATTCAGGTGGCAATTTATTTGACATTTTATTTCCTAAAAAGAGTTGCTTTTTTAAATTAGTCAATTTATAGTCTATTCACATTTAACAAATGCGGAAACTTAATAATGGAAACTAAACTTTCAATAGTAAAAAAACACATGGCATTAAACAACTGGCAAGAAGCCATAAGATTAGCGGCTAAATTTCCGCAACTTGGCGAACACCGTGCCGCAATACTTGATGCTAACCTTGCTTATACAAATCCACGCTTTATGGTGCAAATTAAAAAAGATTTAGACGCATTAAAAGACAATGGGCGTTTATCACTTATTAATCGTTTTGGTTAATATGCTCAACATTGCATAATTTTTTTACTAAAACATTAAGCGGCGACTCTGCATTAAATGTTGTTGCTAAATTATTATTATTATAAATTGCAGTAAATTTAACATTTGGATAAACTAAAGCCAAGCAAATTGCGGTTTCGCCACTACCACTATCAACTTCAACATTAGTTGGCAGGTTGCCAATTTCTTTTTTAAAAGCAATTCCTATTTCATACATTAATTCAAGGTTTAAATAACCGCTTGTTGCATTAAAAAATAATGGAAATGCTTTTTTTATTTCCCACGCACGCCACCATTTGTTTGCTATTAATCCACCATTTGGACTTATATCAATAACATTTATATTGCATTTTTTTAATTCAGCACTTGCATTGCCACAACTAAAACATACAACGCCATCATAACCAGCGTTTTTTATATATTTAGCAATAACTTCAGCCCGTATTCTTTTGTTTTCAAATTTAATTTTCATCACTATCGCTTAATACAGTTTCTATGCCAGCATTTTTTAACGCGGCTTCAATATCCATATTGCAATCACCGCAATTATTTACTGCTTTTTTAATATCGCCTTTAATAAAAACTAATATGTTTTGATGAACCTTTACCATTTTTCTATGTTTAAATAATTTGCCAGCCCTTTGTGGTGCTGTGCCTAAACTATTTAAAAGTATTATTTCATTATAATAAGTTAGCCCTAATTTATTAAACAAAGATATGTTATCGCCAACAAAATTTCTATATACCCCAGTTTTTTTATCGCGTATTTCAGCAATTTTAATAACTAGAAAAGCATTGTCGGCAAGCATTGAAACGCATTTACGAAAAATTCTTTCATACTTTGCCATAAATTCTTCATAAGTGCCAAACGCGCTCATATCTTCTTTACTGTATATTTCCAAATCATAATATGGTGGGCTTGTAAAACATAAATCAAAATTTCTAACATCAATATGTTTATCAATGTTTTCACTATCGCCGCAAGCATAGTATATATTTTCATAATTGCTACAAGCATCACGATTTACATTAACTTGTTCTTGCCTAAATTCAACTGCAAAATAATTTAAACCTAATTCCCCTGCAACAACACCTTTTGTTTGCTCACCACCAAAAGGGTCTAAAACTTTGCCGCCAGTAGGCGCAAACCATTTCATCATAAGTTCGGCTAATACAGGGTCAAAATTACTACTGCCATTATTTATTTCAGACATTAAACTGTCTTTTGCTAAAACACCTTCTTTTGTTTCAGTTAAATTGCCTGTTAGTTTTAGCCATTGCCTACGCCTTTGTTGCCAATACCCTTGCTTTGTATCTAAAATTGAAAATGGCGGCGCGCCAAATTGTTCTGCTAATGTTCCATTGTCATAATCATCATCATTGTTTATTGTGTCATTACCTAATTCAAATTCTTTTAATTCATCTGCGTTAAAGCCAAGCAAATCAATGTTAAACCCAAATTCTTTTAAATCCATTACTTCAATGCCAAGCAATTCATTATCCCAACCTGCGTTTAATGCTAATTTATTGTCGGCAATAATATAGGCTTTCTTTTGCATTTCGCTTAAGCCATCAAGTTGAATGGTTGGCACTTCTTTTTCACCAAGCAATCGGGCGGCTTGCAACCTGCCATGCCCTGCAATAATTCCGTTTTCGCCATCAAGCAACAACGGGTTAGTCCACCCAAATTCTTTTATACTTGACGCAATTTGTTGAACTTGTTCTGCGCTGTGCGTGCGGCTGTTATTTATGTATGGAACTAAATCATCAATTTTTTTATATTCAATTTTTAATTTCATGTCTTGTCCTTTGGTCAATTTATACTACCCCCCTTTTAAACTCCATTTGCAAACGATTGTA